TGGTGGAGACTGCTGGACTCGAACCAGTGACCTCCTGCGTGTGAAATATGGATAACGGAATTTTACAACGTTTCTGCGCGGTTTTCACGGTGTTTTGATGATGTTTCACGGAAAACAATAACCAGAATCCGTGTTAAGCTGTTTTAGGTTTTTTCGGTTGCTTACAAATTACTTGCAGATTCAACGGCGGAGATGAGCTTTTCCGCGTCTGCATGGATGTAAATATCCGCCGTGGTGGAGAAGCTTGCGTGACCGATGATCTTCTGCAAAATCTCCTGCTGGATGCCTGCATTTCTCGCCCATGTTGCGAAGGTGTGGCGCGTGGCGTGGGGCGTGTGCTTTGGGATACCGAGCTTTTCCAGCAACGGATAGAAGTCACGCTTGCGGTAATTGGCGGGGATGCGCTGCCCATCGTAGCCGGACAGAAGCAGGTCGCCGGTGGCGCGGGAGGCGAAGTATGCAAAATACTTCCTGCCCTCCGGTCGGATGGGAATAACGCGGTCTCTGCCGGCCTTTGTCTTTTCGCCGCCGATCACATACGATTCATGGTAGTCTTTCAGCGGAAGGGAGAACAATTCGCCTATGCGCATACCGGTGTAAATCATCATAAGGGCGATCTTGGCGGCGTCGGAGCCGTCTTTTTCCAATAGCGCGATTTCGTCATCTGTAAAGATGGCTTTTTCTTTTTTTACCTGCTGGGGCAGTTTGACGTATTTGGCAAAGTCAGTTGTGGCAATCTCCTCACGGACGGCCCAGCGGGCCATCTGGGTCATGAGCTGCTTGTATTTAGACAGCGTGGAGTTGGACTTTGCCATGTTGCTGTCGATGATGGCTTGAAAGTCCTTTGTGCGCAGGTCACGAAATTTCTTGTTGTGCAGCGGCGCACATACAGCGTAGGCTCTGTCATAGGATTCCACGCCCTTCTCCCCTATCTCCCGATAGTGTTCGGCTTTCCATTCGGTGAACACCTCGGAAAAGGTCATATTGAACTTTTCCTCCAGCGGACGGCCTGCCAGCCGATCCAGTGCAGCAAGCGCGTCCGTCTTCCGCTCGTAGTACCCGATATACACGCCGTCTTTTGCGGCGACCCAAGGCCGCGACCGCCGCCCACCCAGCTTATACACCGTGCCTGACCCATTGGGGCGTTTCAGCGCCTTGCGGGAGGCCGTGACCTGCTTTTTCCCGCAGATATGGCAATATAAGGCATCCGGTACCAGTTGGACGCCGCATTTTATACAAGTAGACATAGGGACACCTCACAAAGAAGAAACAAGAATCTTGTAAATCTTGCCGATTGAAAACAAGAAACTTGTCATATACAATGGTAGCAAACAAATAGAACAGATGTTTTATTTCTGGAACAGTCCAATATTGGGGTTTAGCATATCAATGGTAATGCCGTATGCCAGGGCGATGGCAAGCAGGATCATCAGGCCGAGGATCAGATAATTCTTGTGACGTATGGCTCTGACGCGGAGCTGGTTCATCTCCTGTTCGTGGGCAAGTTGTGCTTCTATGGACGGATCGGGTGTTGGCTGAATATGAAAAAAAGCGTCTATCGACACACCGAGGACGCGGCAGATGGGTCCAGCGGTGTAGATAGACGGCATTTTGGACGACGATGAAAAAAAGTTGTTGACGCTGGACAGCGGAACGTCGGAATTGTCGGATATGTCCTGCGCCGTCATCTTTTCTCGGTATTTGGCTTCTCTGCAAATTTCCTGTAAAGATTCTTCCATTTGTATTCATTCCTCCCTCAACTGGGCGCGGCCTGCCCCGTTTCGGTTTGGCGCAACGGGGCGGTCTGCCTTGTTCCGGCGTTGACCTGCCTAATGCGGTTTTGTTACGGTGAAGCCGCAGCAGGTGCGCGTGATGGTTGGTGTTCTGCTGTAAGCCCCCGTCGCCGTTGCGGAGGCGGCGGGGGCGGCTATATCTTTAGAATGTTATAATCGCAAAACATATCAAGGCAAAAGATATATAAAATGCGATTGACTTAAATCTGGAATAAGTTGTAGACGCGGTTTGCATTACGAGTGAACAAGCGTATAGATAAACACAATAATGCTCCATTGCGTTATTAAATCCGGCAACATCATCAATCGGTGGAATTTTCATTGAAAATGCATTAGGACAGGACAAGCTACTTTTCCCATAATAATCAAATAAGAAATAAGATACCACCGGAATTGCTGCAAAAACAGCTCCAAAAGGAATTAGTTTAAGACCTGTGTGCTGTTCCCATAAACGAAGAAAACAGACGGATGAGGCAGAAAATAAAAGCCATTGCACACCGAATGACCAAATATTTGGCGTTTCGCAATAGGTTAACAAATATCTGGTTTTTGCCATCCCGTATGTTTGCATGATTCCTGGCGCGCATTTTGTGTCTAAGCACATATCACCTGTTTTTGGGCAAATAACGTGATTTCTGCTGAACGTGTCATCAAAAACATAGGCTAAATCACTTGGAGAAACTGCGTTCTCTATCCGCATTGTGCCTTTGTATGCGCAATATCCGATAAATACTCCAGCCAGAACAAGAAACTGAACTCTTGCGATTAACCAAAATGGGTCAGGGAAAACATTTCTTGCTACTACGCAACCAACGGAAAATAATGCGAGTGTGCCAATTACACCTGCCTTTATATCTTCATTTCGCAATACATACACCCCCTTTCAGAGAAAATTATACAAACTGCGCGGAATGTAAACAAGTTAAGAAAATAAATTTGGATATATAGCCAAACACGGAGCAAAAAACTATGCGATTTGACGAAAGAGAGGGGAAGAAAATGGACAAAAAACTAATGGAGCTGTTTGTACAGCTTGGAGAAACGGAGAAGGACATTATTCTTGCGGCGGCAAAAGCCCTTTTATCTGGAGAAGAAGCATCTCCTTCTGCTCCGGCGTAAGGCGGGACAGCAGAGACAGCATTTCAAGATCGCGCTCATCGGTAACGGTGGGCGCGGTTTCTTTTTGTCCTGCGGTCAGGGTTTCGACCGGAACACCAAAATAGTCGGCTATGCGCTGCAAGTTGGCATCGCGGGGGACTGTCCCGTTCCGCCAGCGCGTGACAACTGATCTTTTGAATCCCATCTCCTCTGCGACTGCGGATGGGGACTTTTTTATTTTTGAGCATAGCTCAATAAACGTCAAATAAAACAAAATTTATACCTCCTTGTTGTGCAAGGATACAAAAGTGTACAAACGCAACATTTCGTGTTGACTGTTGCGAATGTTAGCTATATAATGGCATCGTGTTAGGTAACAAACGCAACAAAGAGAGAGGGGGTGAGAGAATGGGCGCAGGAGCAGTATTGGCCTTTCAGTACTGCACCGCTGTATTGATCGGGAACATTTGGGTGCTGGTGAGCCATTTACGGCGGTTATCACAGGAGAAGCAGAAGAATTTGGATAAAGGACAAGACTGCGGCGATCACACCAGCGCACGCGGCTATTATTGCGATATTGCGAGAGCTGTGATTTACGGCTCGAATGTAGGCGCGTTCCTCGTCGTGGTCTTTCTTTTCCTGATCAAGCTGTGAGTAAAGGGCTTTGCCTTTGAATGTGATGGAGACAGTTGACCGCGGTTCTTTGCCGCATTTGATGCAGCGGTCATCCAGGAGCATTTGGAAAAAGCCCTCGGCGGTAACTTGGGCGTCCGGGAATTTGTTCAACAGCTGGGACTGTTCCATTTCGCCGCCGTTGTCCAGAAGGACGGAAAGCAGATCGTATCTGGTCATAAGCACCTCGTGATGCATGATGTGTGGCAACTTTATGGTATCACGAAAAGTAAACTTTTGCAACTATAAATTTGAAAGGAGATAAGAAATGCCGGAAGCATGGACGGGACGCCTGATCGGGAGGATGCACAACAACCGCATTACCTACGCCGAGCTGGGCGCGGAGCTGGGGATCGGAAAGGCGTATGTGTGCCAGATCCTGAACGGCGTGAAGAAGCCGAAGGACATCCAGAAGCGCATGGAAAGTGCGCTGGATGCCATCATCGAGAGGAGAAAGAAATGAGCAGGATCGCGACGCTGACGCCGCAGGACGCGGCACAGTACCTGCGAGATCGCGGGTTGAGCATATCGCCGGATACGCTGCGGCAGGGCATCAAGCAGGGGGTGTATCCCTTCGGGATCGTGATCGAGATGGAGCGAAGCCCTGTGTTCCAGATCTTCAAGAAGCAGCTGGACGCATGGATCGCGGAAAGGACGGTGGAGGAATGAGTACGTTTGCATGGGCGCTGGCGTTTATCGGCGCGGCGTGGCTGAGCTGGACTATCGTCAAGGGCGTGGAGGCGCTGGGACGATGAGCAAGAGAGAACGGAACCGCCGGGCGCGGGAATACTCCGCGCGATGCAGGCGGAAGCGGCTGGAACGTGCGCTGGGCATTGCGGCGCTTGTCCTGTGGGCGGCTCTGCTGACCGCCTTGTGGTGGATGTCATGCGGAGCGTGATGGAATACCGGGACGGCCCGGTGGAGCCGAAGGGCTACGACGTGCCCGTCTGCCCCGTGTGCGGGGAGGAGACGGACACCTACTACAAAAACGAGAACGGCGAGATCGTCGGGTGCGACAACTGCATCACGGCGGTGGACGCATGGGAGGAAAGAAAATGAGTTTGAGCCTGTATCACATCGACCAGGCGCTGGAGAACCTGATCGACCACGAGACCGGCGAAGTCCTTGACTTTGACGCCTTTGAGGAACTCCAGATGGCGAGGGACGCCAAGATCGAGGGCATCGTGTGCTGGACGAAGAATCTGGCGGCGGAGGCCAATGCCATCCGGGAGGAGGAAAAGGAGCTGGCGGAGCGGCGCAGGGCGCTGGAAGCCAAGCGGGACAAGCTGCTGGGTTACGTTGACCGGGCGCTGGACGGTGCGCCGTTCCAGACGGCCAAGTGTGCCGTGACATATCGCAAGAGCACGGCGGTAGAGATCACCAACATGGAGGCGCTGGTGCAGTGGTGCATGGACAACGGCTACGACGGCAATGTGACGTATGCCCAGCCGACGGTGAGCAAGACGGACATTGCGCCGCTGCTCAAGTCCGGCATGGCCGTGACCGGTGCGGAGTTGTGTGAGCGGACGAACATGGGGGTGAAGTGATGGATAATCTGACGATCTACAACGAAGTCCGCAGTGTGCCGGACAGCGCAAAAAGGCGCATCGAGGCGGGCCGCTTGAAAGGCAAGACCGACATCAACCCCATGTGGCGTATTAAGGCGCTGACAGAGAAGTTCGGCCCCTGCGGCTTCGGATGGAAATACGTCATCACTGACAAGCGGCTTGAGCAGGGCGCGAACGGCGAAGTAGCCGCATTTCTGGACATTGACCTGTTTGTAAAGGCCGACGGCGTGTGGTCTGACGCGATCCCCGGCACGGGCGGCAGTGCGTTTGTCGCTAAGGAGAAGAACGGGCCTTATACCTCCGACGAGTGCTTTAAGATGGCGCTGACGGACGCTATCTCTGTGGCTTGTAAGGCGCTTGGCTTTGGCGCGGACGTGTACTGGGAGGCGGATAGGAGCAAGTATGACAAGCCGGAGAGCAAGCAGGAGGCGCCGGTGCTGTGTGAGTTCTGCGGACTGCCCATCAAGGCGGTAAAGTGCGGGGATCGTGTGTATCCCACCAACGAGATCGTAGAGAACGCGGTAAAGAAGTACGGCAAGCGGCTCTGCTGGGGCTGCATGAGAGCGGAGAACAACCATGCGGCAGGTAACGGTTAACGCGGCGCGTTGGTCGCAGGACAGCGAGGGCGCGTGGCTCTGCCTGCGTGTGAAGTCACCGGAGGCGGCGATGGAGGTCTGTGATGCGCTGAAGCCGGGCAAGGCGTACACCGCCACCATCAAGGGCAAGGGGCGGAGCCTCGATGCCAACGGGTATGCGTGGGTGCTGCTGGACAAGCTGGCGGCGCACTACGGCGTTGCGAGAGAGAAGGTATACCGGCAGGAGATACAGAGCATCGGCGGCGTCAGTGAGGTGCTGTGCCTGCGGGAAAAGGCGGCGGAGGCGTTCTGCCGGAGCTGGGAACGGAACGGTATCGGCTGGATGACCGATACCGGCCCCAGCAAAATCAAGGGCTGCGTGAACGTGACCGTCTGGTACGGCAGCTCCGTATACGACACGGAGCAGATGGCGCGGCTGATAGACGCCATCGTGCAGGATTGCCGGGATGTCGGCATCGAGACTATGACGCCGCGAGAGCTGGATGCCCTTGTGAGCCGGTGGGGAGAGGTGAGCGTATGATACGGTGCTTCCTGTGCGGACGGCGTGACACAAACGACCCGTTGGAATGCCACCACATTTTTGGCGGGACGAACCGCAAGAAAAGCGAAAAGTACGGCCTGGTAGTGTGGCTCTGCGGCAACAGGTGCCACCGGAACGGCAAGAGTGCCGTACACCGGAGCGGCGACCAGATGCGTAGGCTGCGGCGCTACGGCCAGCTGAAGGCTATGCAGGAGCAGGGCTGGACGGAGGAGGACTTCCGCCGCGAGTTCGGCAAAAGTTATTTATGAGAGGAATGGGTGAAAAGAAATGAAACGAATCAAGGTGGATATCCCGGCTATAAAAAAGCATATTCGGGAGCACGGTATGACGCAATCTGATGTGTGTAGGCGCATCGGTCGCAACTCAAACTTCTTGTGCTCTTGCACAGGCGATATGGCTGACTACACATACGACCTGTTAGTCCGAGAGCTTGGAGTGGAGAATGGCGCATTTCAGAAAAAGGAAGACGTTCAACCTACAAAAGCTAACAGTGGGGCTGGGCTGTATACGCTGGGGTTGGATGTCTCTCCAGAAAAAATTGTATTGCGTATGTATTTCCAAGGGACGGAGATATGCAAGGCGTATTCCAAGGTTAAAGGAACGCGGGAAGTGGATCTAATGCAGGCTATTTCGTATGCAGCACATATGATGTACAAGTTTGCGGAACAAAAAGAATTGGATAAGGAGATTTGAAATGCTGAACAAGATTTTCATTATGGGCCGCCTGACCCGCGATCCGGAACTGCGCAGGACGCAGAACGGCACCGCCGTCACCAGCTTCACGCTGGCGGTAGACCGGGACTTTAAGAACGCGGACGGCACCAAGGACACGGATTTTATTGACGTTGTGGCGTGGCGCAACACCGCCGAGTTCGTGTCCAAGTATTTCTCCAAGGGCCGCATGGCCGTGGTGGAGGGGCGCTTGCAGCTGCGGGACTGGACGGACAAGGACGGGAACAAGCGCCGCAGCGCCGAGGTGTTGGCGGACAACATCTACTTTGGCGACAGCCGGAAGGACGCGCAGGACGGCTTCGCCCAGCCTGCCGCAGGCGGCGTCAGTGTTCCCGGACCCGACTTCCTGGAGATCGACGAGGACGACGGCGACCTGCCGTTCTGATGGGAGGGGTAAGCGGCATGGATTACTGGCACAAGCGGTACACCTGCCCCTACTTCACCAGCAGCGAGAAACGGCGGGTCTGTTGCGAGGGCGGAAGCCGCGTCAGCTTCGAGACGGGCGGCGCGGCATCCCGCTTCATGAATCAATTCTGTGCCGGTGCGTGGGAGCATTGCACCATCGCACGGCACCTGACGGACGAGTACGAGAGAAAGGAAGAAAAGAATGGGAAAGATGCAGGATGAGATCAAGGGTCTGCGGCGGCAGAATCGGCACCTGGAAAACATCGTACAGCGCCAGCGGCAGCACATCGAGGACGCGGAGAGCGTGAGCGAGGCGTTCAGGCGCGGCATGGATGCGCACTACGCCGCCTGTGCCGTACAGTTTGGCGAGAAGCGTGAGGACTGCGACACACTGTGGGGCTACCATCTGGAGATCCCTGAGGAGCTGGTGACGCAGGCGCTGACAGACTACACCGTGCAGGTGGCGCTGGACAAGGAGCGCGGCGTTTACGTCATCGGGGCGATGAAGAAGGAGTGAGGCGGTGTGAAGCGCAAACAATTCACGTTTTACAGCTCCTACTGGGATGCGATCCAGCCTCTTCCCAGAAAGCAGCAGGCGGAGATCCTTCTGGCGATCTGCGACTATGCGCTGAACGAAACAGAACCGTCCAGCAGTCTCTCCCCCGCCGCCAGTGTCGCATTTAATTTGATTCGCCCCACACTGGACAGCGGCAGAAATAAAGCCGCCAACCGCCAGAACAAATCAGAATCAAACGGATAACAAAAGCGGAACAAACGCGAAACAAAGGCGCAAGGAGAAAGAGGGGGAGAAAGAGAGAGAGTAAGAGAGAGAGGGAGAGTAAGAGAACGAATGTTATATATTACGGCGGCGGGAGTATGTACTACCGGAGGAGGAAGAAATGGACAGATGCGAGGTTGAGAAGCTTTTTACCCTGTTTTCGCAGTTCTGGCCGAACAAGCAGGTCACGGCAAAAATGAAGCTGGCGTGGGAGATCGCCTTAGAGCCTTACAGCTACGCGGACGTAAGAGCCGCCGCCGTCGCCTATGCCAGACGCAATAAATTTTTCCCCGATGTGGCGGATATCACGATGGGCATTGAGCCGCAGGAGGAGCAGACGCAGGAAGAACAGGCACAGGACACGATGGAGCGTTTTGCGTGGATGCGGGACTACGTCCACAAGGAGCGCAAGCTGGGCCGCATCTCCCGCTATGCACGGGAACACGGGATGACGTGGCAGGAGGCCAAGGAGGCGCTGACATGATCCGCATCACCATCCCCCTGCCGCCGGTGACAAAGAAGAACTCCCAGCACATCGTCATGGTGCGTTCTCGCCCCATGATCCTGCCCAGCCAGAAATACCGGGAGTATGAGCGGGACGCGGGGCCCTGCCTGCTCCCCTACCGGAAAAGGCTGGACAGCCCCGTGAATGTCCGCTGCCTATACTACATGCCCACGCGGCGGCGCGTCGACCTCTGCAACCTACTGGAAGCCACCTGCGACCTGCTGGTGCATCACGGGGTTCTGGCGGACGACAACAGCGCCATTGTCGCCGGGCACGACGGCAGCCGCGTCCTGTACGACAAGGAGCATCCCCGCACGGAAATTTACATAGAGGAAGTGCCGCCCCATGGATCCGGCCTATGACCACATCGGCAAGGGTGCGTTCTGCCCTGCCTGCTATACGCAGCTGCTGCAGACCCATGTAGTGCGGGTGGACGCCACCCGCTACGTCGGCGACTGCACATGCTGCGGCAGGGCGTCACATGTCACCATGCACTGCCGCTACACCATGAAGGGAAAAGAAAAGATGAGGAGGAATCTGATATGAACGACAGCTGGATGCGCATCCCCCAGCCCATCGACAGCGACGCCGACCGCCGCACCCTCTGCGGCATCCTCACAGCCGCCGCGCTGGAGGTGTGTGTGGTGCGGGTGCGCAGGACGCCCGGCGCCACGCCCAAGCGCTATGTGGAGTACCGCGACACCGGACTGCAACGCCCTGTGACGGAGACAACGGAGGTGACGGCATGAAGGAGCTGGATACCCATGCGCTGGGCCAGCGCCTGCGCCGCCGCCGGAAGGAGCTGGGCCTTACGCTGGCACAGCTTTCCCAGCGCGCCGACACCGGCATCAGCACCATCCACACCATCGAGCGCGGGCGCACCGCCCCGCGCCTTGATACCCTCCTGCGCCTGTCCGCCGCACTGAATATGCCCATCAGCAGAATTTTAGAAGAAAATGGAGGAGAAAATCATGACCGCGAGGATATTCAGCAATGACTTTAACCGCCTGATTGCCGCCGTAAAGGCTTTTGTCGGTGGCAGAGGCCCACACGAATTTGTCCGGCTGGAATTTGACGCCGCACGCAGTATCGTAAAGGCTGTCGCCTGCAACGGCTACTGTCTCGGCGTCGAACACGCCGTCTGTGAGTGCGACGCCGATGCCGTCATCTATGTGAAGCCGAATATGAAACTGCCCAAGGGCGTGTATATCAGCGTCGAAAAGAACGACAGGGATGTCACCTTCCGGTGCCGGGATTTCACTTTCGGCTATGCACAACCCCTCGGCGATTTCATCGACTACGACAAGGCGGTACCCAAGGAATCCACGTTCCGCATCGGATTCAACGGCAACTATCTCCTGTCCGCTTTGCAGGCGGCAAAGGTTTCCGCCGGAGGGACGTACAAGAATCCGATCATCCTTGAGTTTACCGGCCCCACCAGCCCCTGTGTGATCCGGACGAACAAGGACGATATCAAGATGGTCTTGCCCATACGCTTAAAGGACGAATGATGAACGTCTATATGATCGTCACCAACGACAAGTTCCGCCTGCCGCTGTACTGGGGTGACAGCATCGCAGAGCTGGCCAAACATGCGCACATGACCTACGAGGCCGTGGAGCGCGGCATCCGCAGAGCCATGTACGGCAAGCGTCAGCACAGCAAGTACGAGGTGGTGCACATTTCGGAGGACGACGGGAATGGGTAAACAGCAAGTTCAGTTATTCAACGATAATTTCCAAAACTTCAAGAAGTACAACATTCCCAAGGCACAGCTTGTCATTGCGGACATACCGTACAATATCGGATCAAATGCTTACGCCAGCAATCCTATGTGGTACAAAGACGGAGATAACGCCAACGGGGAAAGCCGCCTTGCCAAGAAGTCTTTTTTCAACTCAGACGGGAATTTCAAAATCGCGGAGTATATGCACTTTTGCTCCCGCCTTTTGAAAAAAGAACCGAAAGCAACAGGCGAGGCACCGGCTATGATTGTCTTTTGCGCGTTTGAGCAGATGCAGACGGTCATCGACTATGGCAAGCGGTACGGTTTTATGAAGTCCTATCCTCTGTTTTTCATCAAAAATTATTCCGCGCAGGTTCTAAAGGCGAATATGCGTATTGTCGGCGCGACAGAGTTTGCCGTGGTGTTGTACCGAGACAAACTGCCAAAGTTCCGCAACACGGATATGTACGGAGAAAAAAGAATGGTTTTCAACTGGCAGGAGTGGGGGCGCGACGGGAAAGACATTCCAAAGATTCATCCCACGCAAAAGCCTGTTGTGCTGCTGAAACGGCTAATTGGCATATTCACAGACCCCGGAGATGTGGTCATTGACCCATGCGCCGGAAGCGGGTCTACGCTGCGTGCTTGTATGGAAACGGGACGGCGTGGCTACGGCTTTGAGATTAGCCGGGACTTTTGCCAGAAGGCGCAGGAGCAAATGCTTGTACTGCCGGACGAAAACCAAGTATCACTGTGGGGGAATTGAAGTATGGGCAAACAGCATTTGAGCAGGGACGACCGCATCTTTATGCGTGGCAAGCTGCAAGGCACACGGGAGAACATGGACATGGTGGCGATGGTGCTGATGGACAAATGCGGCTGGCACGTCCAAGAGGAGACGACGGACAGCCGGGACACCCACAGCATCGCGTATCTGTACGAGTGCCTGGAAAAACTGGCGGAGGAGATCAACGAAGGCCGCATCAAGCGGAAGCACATCAAGGACGTGCTGAAGGACGAGTGCGGCGTGGTGTTTGGAGATTAGGAGGTGATTTAGGTGAAACATTTAGGCGATATTACGAAAATAAATGGGGCAGAGATTGAACCCGTTTGGTGTATTACAGGTGGTTCACCTTGTTAGACAGGATCTATCCATCGCCGGGAAACGCGCCGGTTTGGCGGGAGCGCGAAGCGGCCTGTTTATGGAGCAGGTACGCATCGTAAAAGAAATGAGGGAGGCGGACAAAAGGAATGGACGGACAGGTGACATGGTTAGACCTCGGTATCTCGTGTGGGAAAACGTGGTCGGAGCCTTTAGCAGCAACAAAGGAAAAGACTTCGCAGCCGTGCTCGAAGAGATCATCAAAATCGTCGAGCCGGAAGCCCCCGGTATTGAAGTGCCTGAAAAGGGCTGGCCTACCTGGGGAGGGTACCACGATGAAATGGGAGGACGATGGAGCGTGGTGTGGCGAACTCACGACGCGCAACACTGGGGAGTGCCCCAACGCCGTCGTCGTATCTCGGTTGTCGCAGATTTTGGAGGAGACACCGCATCCGAAATACAATTTGACCGCGAAAGCGTGTCAGGGCATCTTGAGAAGAGCGGCGCGGCGGGGGAAGAAACTGCCGGAGATTTTGGAGCGGGTGCTGATTGCACAATCTCGGTCCACTTGACGCAAGACCCGATTACAAGCAAAGAAAAGGCAATGTGCATTTCGGCTGGCAGCGGCAGGGGGCAAGCATCATGCGGAGTGATCTGCATGGCGACGCAGCAGGGCGGTGCAGAGATCCGCACAGACGACAGAGCACCTACGCTGACCGCTGCGGCGGATATGAGCGGGAACAACCAGCCAGTAGTGTGCGCTGGGTTTAAGCTGGGCAACAGTGAACAGGCGAGGAGCATCGGCTATCAAGAGGAACTGTCCCCTACACTGAACGCTGAGTGCGGCGGGAATAAACCAGCTGTGGTGGCTCCGGTGGTGGCACTGGACATGACACACGCCTGTGATGTCATCCGCGAGTGCGGAGAGAAGGTACCGGCATTGCAAGCGCGAATGAGAACAGGTGGAAACCAAGTGCCGCTTACATATCAGATGAACGGGTTTGGAGATTATCGTGATGCCAATGTTGCAAGCAGCTGCAAACAACGCGACTTTAAGGACAGCACAGACCTTGCCATCACAAACATGGTCGTGCGCAGATTGACACCGTTGGAATGTACCCGCTTGCAGGGATACCCGGACGGATGGGTGGACATTGGCGACTGGACGGATGAGAAGGGCAAGAAACACAAGGACGCGGACAGCCCGAAGTACAAGGCGCTGGGCAACTCCATCGCCCTGCCCTTCTGGGACTGGATGCTGCGGCGTATGGCGCGGTATTTGCCGGAGGGCGCGACGCTGGGGAGTTTGTTCGACGGCATTTCGGGCTTTAACGTCTGCTGGGCGAGAATACACGGAGCAGAGTGCTGCCGGTGGAGTTCTGAAATTGAGCAATTCCCTATTGCCGTGACAAAAAAGCATTTCGGCGATGAGAAGTCAGGTGAGAAAGGCGACTGGGATATTTTTTGAGGAGGAAACGACATGACAAAAGATGAGATCGTGACCGCGCTGCGGTGCTGTGCAAAACCGGGGCGAGACTGCGAAGAAGATTGCCCAATGAACGAGATAAGCCGTGAACCGTGTCGTGAAGTATTGGCTCCGGCCGCCGCTGACCTGATCGAGAACCAGCAGCGGCACATCGAGGCACTGTTGCAGGCCAACGCCGCCCTGCGGGACACCGTTTTGCGGCGGGATGCGCAAATCGCGGACATGAGTGATGGACTGGCGCAGTTTGCCAAGACCGTAGCGGTGGAGGAGGAGCAAAGTGAATTGCACACCATGAAAAACGAGCTATGCCAATACTGCGGGAAGTACAAACAAGCACACGAGGGTGCCTGTGACGGGTGTAAATGGAGGGATATGTGATGAACAACAATTCTAACGCACTGGGCGGTCTTGGTGGAACGCTGCTGCAAATCGCATTTATTGTACTGAAGCTATGCGGTGTTATCAACTGGTCGTGGCTGTGGGTGCTGTCACCCATGTGGATCGGATTTGCGCTGTGGCTGCTGGCTGTGGTGATTTTTTCCATCGTAAAAGCGAAGGAATGGAGGGATGATGAATGAGCCGTTTTACTGAAACTGCTGTGGGAAGCACGGGATATGTGGCCACGCAGGGTTATGCACCGCCGAAGGGGAACACGGTGGAGACCAGCGGATATAGCTCCGCAGACATTTGCGGATACCGCCTGCCATGTGGACTGTGCCTGATGATGGAAAAGCCGTGCCCCATGCAGCGGGTGACACACAACGAAGTGACGTGCTCAAACACGGAGGAAGAGTAAATGGATGCTGTGAAGTTTATCGAGGAGCGGAACAGAATGTGCGGCTTTTACCACCATGCCGGGGACTGCTATCAATGCCCCGCAAAAGAATGCGAGTGTAGTGCATTGGAGGGAATGGTTGATGATGACAACATTGTGACCATCGTCGAAGAATGGGCTGCTGAGCATCCTCGTAAAACAAGACAGAGTGTGTTTTTGGAACAGTGGCCAGATACACAACTTGACAAAAAGGGTAATGTTATCATTTGCCCTAAACAGTTATGCAGAGGTGAAGAGTTTAACAAACTCATAGCTGCTTGTCGTGGAACGAACTGCTATGAATGCCGACGTAAGTTCTGGGGGAAGGTGGTGCAGTAGTGGGCTGGTTATATGCCTTGCTCGGCGTGTACTGTATTGCGCTGCTTATTACCGCCATACACACGATGTATAAGAAGCGGAGCTGCACTGTCTTTGCAGTTTTTGTCGCGGTTTACGTAGCGGCAATAATTGCCATTGTGGTATCAGAGATATGCGGATGAGGAGGTGGAGTGATGGAAAATTTGTTGCAAAACATTGCCAGCGGGCTGTGGATCGTGATAGGCATTCAGGTCCTTGTCTGGCTGAAGCGGTGGAACAAGAAGTTTAGTGACCTGTATGACGAACTGAAGCATGAAACGGGAGGAGTTCATGGACGATGGGTGCCGTTCCATAGTGAGGTCGCGGGAGATATTCAGTATTGCTCCGCCTGTGAGATAGGGTTCGCGGCCAAGACGGAGTACTGCCCACACTGTGGCGCAAAGATGGATGGTTCGGCATGAAGATATACAAAAATCCGTGGGTGACGCGGGAAAGCTACTTCGTAAAAACCGGCGCGGCAAGATCGGCAAAAATGGAAGCGGCGAAAAGCACTGGCTATTCCGTTGACTTCTGGGACGGCAAATGGAAGGTACGCAAGGCAACGTACTATAACAAATCTTTGGATGAGATGCCTGTGGTGTGCGAGAACAAAGTGAGCATACAGGCGGTCATCGAAAAGGCTGTATTGGACGCGGTGCGTGGCTTTGCTGGGGGCGGAAAGTCGGATGGAGAGGAAACGCCGCAGGCGGGGTGGCTTCCGGTATACGAGAGCGAGATAACCGGGTGGGACCCCGCGCTTGCAGGGCGCGATCCAATCGGCGGCTACGCTTGCTCGAAGTGTGGTTATGAGGCGGTGTATAGCTGCAACGATGAATACGTTTTGTCGGATTATTGCCCCGGATGTGGGGCACGAATGGCCGGAGGGGCGGAGTGATGGGAGAGCACAAGCACAACCCCACGGCCACCGCCGCGAAGAACGGCGAACTGCCGCCGAAGAAGAAGCCGATGGGCACGGCGGAGAGCCGGGAGTGGGTGTACGCATGGATGCGGAAGCACACGCCGTTGGGCATTATGGAACAGGAGATAAGGAGGAATTGTGATGGCGGAATATATTAAAAGATCGGCAGTGTTTAAACAGTTCGACAATGCCGATGCGGATGTATGCGAAACAGACGACTTCGGCGGAGTTGACTATGGGTTTGGCATGAAGAACATCAAGGAACTCATAAATGCCATCCCTGCAGCTGATGTTGCTCCGGTGGTGCGCTGCAAGGACTGCAAGCACTATCGCAACTACCAAAACGGTTTGTGTTACCTACATACGGAGCCAAAGACAAATGCCCGCGGGTATTCCGGCGATGCGGTGTGTGTAGAGCCGGACGACTTCTGCTCCTACGGCGAGAAAAAGGACGGCGGCGATGCAGAAGGGTGACACGATCCGGGCGCGGTTTATGACGCTGCCGAGCGAGTACCCCGGCTCCGGCGCCAACGATGAAAAGCGGTTCCCCATCCGCAAGGGCACGGTGGTGTACGTGCATCCGAAGGGGCGGTACATCGTGGCGGAGTGCGGCGGGGTGCGGGAGACATTCTTCCCGGAGGAGGTGGTAGGGTGAAAGAGCAGACGGTCGAATACTTGAGACTATACTTTGAGTGCGGATGGCGCATGAGCACGATTGCACGGCATTTTGGTGTAAGCACATCCACTGTATCTCGCTGTATATCCAGAGCAGAACGGCGCGAGTGCCCCTTTGCTAAAAACTGCCGGTACTGCCCGCTGAAAGAATGTGCGATAAAAGAAGAGTATGCACCGTATGTAAACGCAGAAATTAGGTGATGTTGCACAACGAAATGCAACAACAAAAAAAGATGTGATAACGTGGGGGTGCAGGGGCGAACTCTGCATCTCCATTCTTTTTCTTTTCACCCTTCTTTCCTGATGGGCGGGGCTTCGGCTCCGCCCGGATGGAGCAATATGCAGACGTAGCTCAGTCGGTAGAGCACCGCGCCAGGAGGTATGTCGTTGGTTCGAGTCCAGCCGTCTGCACCATAGGCGTGGCCCCTTGCCTCGCAGCCGCACGGAGCGTAAGCCTGCGGAAGTGGTCTTTCCTGTGCGCTGTACGAAAGCGGCAGGACGAATAATAATTATTTGGCTGGCTCCGGCTGTGAATGAAGAAACGGATGCGACCGACGTACCGGCGCAGGGCTGAAAAGTCCGTGGTTGGTTCGGGTGCCGGCGTGCCGAAAGAAATCCGAGGCGTGGATGCGGTGTGGTGGCGGTTGTCTTAGGACAAAGCCGCTGTGTAGGACAGTATGGATGCGTGGTGGCACCCGACCGATTGTGTAAAACAACAGGCGATGCGCTGGCAGACCGCTGTAAGGGATGCGGCCCAAATAGTCTGCTTACATAAAACAGGACTTCCCGCACCTCTTAAAAATGTGACCCAGGGGAGACATGGAATACAGGCGAGGCGAAAGCCGGGGAAGGACGCGGCAATGACAAGGGCCAGTGGTGGGAGGCCGCTGCGTCAGGAAAGAAAGGGTGTGAGCGTATGCCGGCAGGAGCGCCGAGAAAATGGAAAAGCGTAAAGGCGATGCAGGCGGCGATTGATGCTTACTTTAAGGCGTGCGAGGGAGAGCCGTTTATCGGGGACGACGGATGCACGGTGCGGGATAAGTATGGGATACCTATCATCATAAACGCAAAGCCTCCGACGATCACGGGGCTGGCTCTGGCATTAGGCTTTACCGGGCGGCAGGCGTTGATTGATTATCAGGCAAGGCCGGAATTCGCGGACACGGTCACGCGAGCAAAGGCGCGGTGCGAAGAATACGCAGAGGCGCGGTTATATGACCGGGACGGCGCGAACGGCGCAAAGTTTAGTCTGAGCTGTAATTTCGGGTGGCGCGAGAAAGCGCCGGAGGCAGACCGGCAGGAGATCGGCGTGGTGCTGATGCCGGAGGTAAAGACGGATGCCTGAGATCGTGTGGAAACCGCAGGAGCGGCAGGCCGTATTTATGGCAAGGCCGGAATATGAAGCCCTGTATGGTGGGGCGGCGGGCGGCGGCAAGAGCGACGCGCTGGTCATCGAAGCGCTGCGGCAGGTGCATATACCGTGGTACAAGGCGCTGATCCTGCGCAAGACATTCCCTCAGCTGCGGGAGCTGATCGACAAGACGCTGAACTACTACCCCCGTGCGTATCCAAAGGCGCGGTACAACGGCAGCAACCACACATGGCGGTTTCCCTCCGGTGCGCAAATCGTGTTCGGGAGTATGAACAGGCCGCAGGACAAGATACAGTATCAGGGGCAGGCGTATGACTTTATCGCTTTTGATGAGCTGACGCATTTTACTCAGGAGGAGTACGACTACCTGAAATCCCGTAATCGTCCCAACGGGGCGGGGACACGGGTCTATATGCGCTCCACCGCCAACCCCGGCAACATCGGGCATGGATGGGTCAAGGAGCGGTTTATCACGGCGGCACCGCCGATGCAGCCCATCACAGAGGAGGCGGTGTGGTATACGCCGGACGGGAAAAAGCACACGGGGCAGCAGCAGCGGATATTCGTGCCGTCCTCGGTGTTTGACAACAAGATCCTGATGGAGAATGATCCGTTATATGTGCAGCGGCTGGCCAGTATGCCGGAGGCGGAGCGTAACGCCCTGCTGTACGGCAACTGGGACAGCTTCGAGGGGCAGGTGTTCACGGAGTGGAAAAACGACCGGGAGCACTATCTGGACAGGAAGCAGACCCACGTCATCGAGCCGTTTCGGATACCGGAGGACTGGGTGATCTGGTGCGGGCTGGACTGGGGCTACTCCCGTCCCTTTTCCGTGGGGTGGTACGCGGTAGACAGAAACAGGCGGATGTACCATATCCGGGAGTTTTACGGCTGCAACGGGACGCCCAACCGTGGCGTGATGTGGGAGCCGACCAAGGTAGCGCAGGAGATACGGCGCATCGAGGCGGACGACCCAAACCTGCGGGGGCGGGACATACACCGCGTGGGCGACCCGGCGATCTGGCAGAGCGACGGCACGGAGAGCGTGGGTGCTCTGATGGAGCGTGAGCGTGTCTACTTTGAAAAAGGCGACCACGCACGGATCAACGGCAAGATGCAGATTCACCACCGGCTGGCGTTCGACGCAGACGGCGTGCCGATGCTGTATGTGTTCAACACCTGCAAGAACTTCATACGGACGGTTCCGAACCTGGTCTATGACCAGACAGACGTGGAGGACATCGACACGGACGGCGAGGATCACATCTACGACCAGCTGCGGTACGTCTGTATGAAAAACCCTATCGGGCCAAGGGACATGGGACACATCGTGGAGCGTCCCTATTCGCCGCTGGACACAGAGGACGAGTACAGGCCCAGCCGGTACGCATTTTATCAGACCTATTAAGGGGGAAAAGGATATGGAGAGATACGGCATCCCCGGCATTGTGCCGGAAGACGGTATGCCGCCGGAGATGGCGGCGATGCTGCTGGAGCGGACGGACGACACGCCCACCATCACAGAAAAGGACGTGGAGCGCGGGATCGACCTGCTGACGCGGTACAAAAACGGCAAGGGCAATCTGGAGAGCCGGGTGGTCAACGACGAGCTGTGGTGGGAGCTGCGGCACTGGGAGGGCATCGGGCAGAGCAAGGCCAAGCTGGTGGACAAGAGCGGCAAGGAAGTCCTCTCCTCCCCTCCCCAGCCCAAGCCTACGTCGGCGTGGCTGTTTAACACCATCCAGAATAAGCACGCGGACGCGATGGACAACTATCCGGAGCCGGTGGTGCTGCCCCGTGAAAAGAGCGACGAGCAGAGCGCAAAGACGCTGAGCCAGATTTTGCCGGTGGTGCAGGAGTATAACCATTTTGAGCAGGTGTACTCCGACAACTGGTGGGAAAAGCTGAAGCACGGCACGGCGGTGTACGGCGTGTTCTGGGACAGCAAGAAGGACAACGGGCTGGGCGACATCGAGATTCGGGACATCGACCTTTTGAACCTGTTCTGGGAGCCGGGGATCACGGACATCCAGAAGAGCCGGAATCTGTTTATCGTGGATCTGGTGGACAACGACCTGCTGGACAGCGAGTACCCTCAGCTCAAGGGCAAGCAGAAGGGCAAGGTCGTGGACGTGAAGGAGTACATCTATGACGACACCGTGGACACCAGCGAGAAGAGCGTGGTAGTGGACTGGTATTACAAGGTCAAGACACCCAGCGGCAGGACGGCGCTGCACTACGTCAAGTTTGTTGGCTCCACCCTGCTGTACGCCAGCGAAAACGATCCGGAGTATCGGGAGCGTGGCTTTTACGACCACGGGATGTATCCGGTGGTGCTGGACGTCATGTACCCGGAGAAGGGTACGCCTATCGGCTTTGGCTATGTGGCGATCTGCAAAGACCCCCAGCTTTATATTGATAAGCTCAGCGCCAACATTCTGGAAAACGCGATGATGGCGACCAAAAAGCGTTTTTTTGTTTCGGAAAGTACGGCCATCAACGAACAGGAGTTTATTGACTGGAATCGCCCGCTGGTACACGTCAACGGTGAGATCGGCGACCAGCGGATCAAGGAGATTGTCACCCAGCCGCTTTCTGATATCTACGTCACGGTGGCGCAGATGAAGATCGAGGAAATGAAGGACACGGCGGCAAACCGGGACGTAAACTCCGGCGGCACCACCAACGTGACGGCGGCAGCGGCTATTGCCGCCTTGCAGGAGGCCGGAAACAAGGCAAGCCGGGATATGATCGCCGCCAGCTATCGAGCCTACACACAAATTAACTTGCTGTGTGTGGAGCTGATGCGGCAATTTTACGATGTGAGCCGCAGCTTTCGCATTACCGGCGAGGGCAACGAGTATCAGTTCGTAGACTTCGACAACACTGGTTTGCAGGATCAGATGACGGGGCTGGACACGATGGGCAACGAGATGTTCCGAAAGCCTGTGTTTGACTTGAAAATCAAGGCGCAGAAAAAGAATCCTTTCTCCCGCATGGAGCAGAACGAGCGGGCCAAGGAACTGTACTCCCTGGGCTTTTTCAATCCTGACAACGCGCAGGCCAGTCTGACGGCGCTGGAGATGATGGACTTCGAGGGCATCCAGACCGTGCGGGAAAAGGTGATGCAGGGGCAGACCCTATTGAATATGCTGATGCAGATGCAGTCGCAGATTGCCATGCTGACGGGCGCTATTATGCCGCAGGAAAGCGCGGGCGCTGCACCGGCGCAGACTGGCGGCGGCGCACCTGCGGAGGCCACCAGCCAGCTTGCAAGCGGCATCATGGCGGCGCAGGTGCCTATGACCGGCTACGGGCAGGCATTGGCAAAGCGTAGTACGCCCAGCCTATGACGGAGGTAACACTGCATCACGGGGATAACTGCTCCGTGATGTGCAAGGGACACGCCACAGGATACCCTGACGTGTGTGCGGCGGTAAGCTGTCTCTTGTACACAGCGGCGGGCTGGCTGCACAACACGCAGGAGGCGGAGCTGGTGCTGGAACGGCTGGACAGTGGGGATGCGTACCTGCGCTGGCACGGCGGGAGGTGGCTGTATGACCTGCTTAAAATTGGCTTTTTGCAGCTGGAAAAAGCCAAGCCGGAGGCGATCTCCGTAAAAATCGAAAAAAAATAAAAATATTTTTCGTTTTAGGGGTGCGGGAGACCGCGCCCCCTTTCTATGATATAGATACTTCCTCCCTGCCTGCGCGGTGTTACGGCGGTGAAGATCCGCCGCCCGCCGCAATGGTGGATAGGGGGCGCTGCACGGGAGCGATATGCCCGCGAATCAAAGGAGGAACAGATATGTACCTTTACAAAATCTCCCTCGGCCTCTTTGACGGCGAGGGCGGCGATGGGGCGACAGCTGCCACCGCACAGGGCGAGACACAGGCAAGCTCCGGTACCACCCGCCAGAGCAAATCGGGCGCACTGGCCAACGTCAAGTACGGCAAACAGGCGGAGAGCCAGACGGAAGTACAGTCCGACGCCGGGACTGAGGATAAGGTGAAGGATGTGGAGACCACGTCCGACGCGCTGGAGGCCAAGAAAAAGGCTTTCCGGGAGCTGATCAATGGGGAGTACAAGGATCTGTACACCCAGGAGACACAGCGGATGATCGACCGGCGTTTCAAGGAGGCGCGGGAGGCGGAGAAGCGGATGCAGTCCTACCAGCCGGTGCTGGATACGCTGATGGAGCGTTACGGCATCGCGGACGGGGACGCAAAGCGTCTGCTGGAGGCCGTGGACAACGACCACGCCTACTGGAGCGAAGCCGCCGAGGAGGCGGGCATGAGCGAGGAGCAGTACAAGGAGTTTCGCCGTCTGCGGCGGGAAAACGCCGAGCTGCTTCGCGGCCAGCAGATGCAGCAGCAGGAGGCGCAGATCCGGGCGCAGAGCGAGAAGTGGTACATGGAGGCGGAGGCCATGAGGAGCAATCCCATGTACCAGAACTTTGACCTTGTGCAGGAGCTGCAAAACGACGAATTTGTGAACCTGCTGAAAGCCGGAACACCGATGGAGCACGCATACAAGGTGCTGCACTTTGACGAGCTAATGGGCAATGCGGTACAGGCCGCTGCCGCCAGCACGGAGAAGAAGGTGGCCGATAACGTCCGGGCCAAGGGCAATCGTCCCAGTGAGAACGGTACCAGCTCCAACAGCGCGTTTGTTACAAAGACGGATCCCTCGAAGTTGACGAGAGCGGACTTTGAGGAGATCGAGCGGAGAGTAGCAAGAGGCGAACGCATTTCCTTTTGACCTACGGCTCCGCTGCGATATGCGGAAAGGAGCTATTACATGAATGCAATTTACAACGACCTGTACCTGATGCCGGTGGTGCTGAACCTGTTTGACGCATACACCAATACCACGCTGGATCCCGGTCTGAGCGACGAGATGAAGGTGTATTACTCTATGCGCCTCATCAACCTTGCCGAGCCGGAGTTGATCCATGACCAGTTTGGCCAGAAGCACCCCATCCCCAAGAACAGCGGCAAAACCATCGAGTTCAGAAAGTACGACAGCCTGCCCAAGGCGCTGGTGCCTCTGACCGAAGGTGTGACCCCCGCCGGTCAGAAACTTAGCATGGGCGTGATCCGCGCCACCATCAAGCAGTACGGTGGCTTCGTCGAGCTGTCCGATATTCTGGAGCTGACGGCCATCGACAACAACCTGGTGCAGGCCACCCGCCTTCTGGCATCTCAGGCAGGCCGTACCGCCGACACCATCACCCGCGAGGTGCTGGCTGGCGGCACCAACGTGGTGTACGCCGGTGGTGCGAAGGATCGCTCTGAGCTGGTGGGCGGCGACAGCACCGCCGAGAACAACAAGTACCTGACGGTGGACGACATCCGCAAGGCTGTACGCGCCCTGAAGGTCATGAACGCCCAGAAGATCAACGGCTACTTTGCCGGTATCATCCATCCCGACACCGCCTATGACCTGATGAGCGACAAGAAGTGGGTGGATGTGAAGACCTACTCCGACCCCGACGGCATCTACGAGGGCGAGATCGGCAAGATCGAGGGTGTGCGCTTTGTGGAGACCACAGAGGCAAAGATCTTTCATGCCACTCCCCTGAAGATCGAGGACGGCGCCGAGGAAAGCGCCCGCAACCTGACTGCCAAGAGCGCGACCGGGAAGGTCATTACCATCAAGGAAAAGCTCACCGACAAGCAGGCCAAGGCGCTGACTGGCAGAGACATTCTGATCGGCAAGGATCTTCTGGAGGTGGAATCTGCTGCCGCAGGTGCTGCCGGTGCCGCTACCATCACTACGAAAACGGCACCTGCCGCTGTGACCGACGGCACGGTGGTGTATCCCGGCGAGGGCGGCGCAAATGGCCGCGACGTGTACTCTACCCTGATCCTCGGCGCAGACGCCTACGGCGTGACGGAGCTGGAGGGCGGCGGCTTGCAGCACATCGTCAAGCAGCGCGGCTCTGCCGGTACGGCTGACCCGCTGGATCAGCGTGCCACCGCAGGCTGGAAGCTGACCAAGGTGGCGGAGCGTCTGGTGGAGCAGTACATGGTGCGCATCGAATCCGCCTCCACCTTTGAGAGCGGCGCGATGAACTGACGGTAACGCGGAGGGGGTCATTCCCCCTCCGCATACCCAAAATGCAAGGAGGAATGAGCATGGCTGACAACAAGAAGCAGAGAACTCCGGAGGAGATGGAAAAGGCGCTGGCAGCAGCAAACGAGGCGCTGGCGCAGGCCAAGAAGGAGGCGGAGGATGCCAAGGAGGCCGCGAAAGCAGCAGAGGCCGTTATGCGCGGCATGGCGGCAGGTGAAGCCTCCGACGACGGCATGGTGCCGTTCTGGGCGTTCAAGGATGACGACCGGTACAAGGACGACATCGTGGTGGGATGGAACGGCAAGGTATACCGCATCCAGCGCGGCAAGCACGTCCGCATTCCCCGCGAGGTGTACAACATCATCCGCCGCTCGATGGCACAGGACGCGGCGACGGCGGAGATGCTGGAGCAGAAAAGCCGGGAATATGAGGCGGTCAAGGCGCAGCTGAACTGACAACTGCATACTACCGCGAGACACAAAAAACAGCTGTGACACGGCGCAGCAAGCGCAGGAGAACGCAATTCTCCAGGCTTGCTGTGCCGTTTTTCAGCGGAAAGGAGATGTGTATGACACGAACAATCCCTTTGAAAATACAGAACGAGTATATTATCGGGGACAAGGTGTTGATCGGCGCGGCTGGCAGTCATAACGATGTGATTTTGCGCATGGAATTTTCTTCCATGTGGACAGGACTGACGAAAACGGTGCAGTTCTGCGATGCTTTGGGTGAAAACGTCGTGCAGACGCTTTTGACGGCCAATTTGCTGGAAACCGGAAAGACGAATGTGTATCTGGTGACGGTGCCGGTCGATGCCAAAAAGTACGCAGGCAGAATGGCGGTTGCAATCAAGGGCGCCGCAACGTCCGCAAAAAAGGAAACACGCGCCACGATGGCGGCCTATGGAACATTTAAGGTCGCGGAAAGCAACTGGAATGAGACTGAGGAAGTAAATCAGGACGTTCCTGCTTCGCAGGCGGAGCAGTTGCAAAGCCAGATTGATACGATCTTGGACGACATACAGGATGCACGGTCTGCTGCCGGAGAGGCCGCATCCAGTGCCAGCAGCGCGGCTGGTAGCGCAAGTCAGGCAAAAAACAGCGCTGCAGCGGCAGCCGAAAGTTCAAGCGCTGCGGCGACATCCGCTGCAAACGCGGCAAACAGCATCGTAAGGACGCCTTATATCGGCAGCAACAAAAATTGGTATGTCTGGAACCCGACGGAAAACAAGTATGTCGACACGGGCGTTTACGCCGTAGGGGCGGACGGCCTGAACGGCAAGGACGGCTCCACCATCGTAGCGGACGGGTTGTACGGGTTTGACGTAGATGCAGACACTGGCGAGCTGCGTCTATTCTACACCGGCGACACGCCGCCCAGCTTCTCCCTCGGCACAGATGGACACCTGATCTATACGTTAGATTCCGGTGTTAGCGTAGATATCGGTAAGGTGACGGGGCCTGCCGGCCCCAAGGGCGACACAGGAGACACCGGCGCGCAGGGGCCGCGGGGAGAGCAGGGCACCCAAGGCCCCGCAGGCCCGCAGGGCGACCCGGGCATCACAAAAATGACGCAGGCGGCCTACGACGCGGCGGTGGCGGCGGGTACGATAGATGCCGACAGCTGGTACGGCGTGTTTCCGGAGGGGAGCTGAGAGATGCTACATCGAGGAGCAAAGCCCGCCGCGGTTTACCGGGGCGCGTATAAGCCCGGGAAGCTTTACCGGGGCGCGCAGCTGGTAGCGGGCTACGAGGATGTGACCAAGGCCGCGCCTGCCAGCTGGGATGGCACCTATGACGACGTGATGGGTGTTGTGGCCACCGGCAAGGGGAAGCAGGACGGCACGCCCACCCCCTCCACACCGGTGCCGCTGGTGGCGTCCGAGGGCAGCCTGACGGCCAGCGGACGGACGGGCACCACACCCACCACCGTGACGCTGCCAACCCTGCGAGCCATACCCGGCAGCGACATCCGCGACACGCTGGAATACGTCGGCGGCGGGCAGTGGAAATTGACCCGGCGAGTGGGGGTCGTGCAGTTTGCCGGCACGGAAAACTGGACAATAGGCGGTTTGAGGGAGGACAAGGCGGACTGGTATTATCAATCTCCCGCTATGCCGGGTGCCGTGGATAGCGCTGTATCGGATAGCTCCTGCACGCATTATCCACAAGCGCTTATCTCAAACAACCAGACCAGGCAGGGCTGTGGGATCGTCTGGCGGACTGTCCGAGTCCGATGGGGCGACCCGCCGGACGGCACGGACGCATGGAAGGCGTTTCTGGCGGCGCAGGCTTCCGCCGGGACGCCTATGACCGTCTGGTATACGCTGGCTGCGCCCGCCACGGAGACGGTGACGCTGGGGACGCTGCCAAGCTGCCCCGTCCACACGGAGCTGGCCGTCACCGGAGACTACCCGCCTGACGTGACGGGGACGGTCAAGGTGGGAATTTGAAGGAGAGGAGAGATAATATGAGCACACCTACTCTTAATCTTGGCCTCGTCTCGTCCTATGGCGAGGCCAAGCGTGGGGGCTACACCGGCACCTATGACCAGTGGTGCGCGCTGCTGGCCAGCATAGGAACCATGCAGCACGCGCTGACGCCGGGTTACAACATTGGTATCACGAACAACGTCATCTCCACGCTGGCCCCGGCGGTCGGTGAGAACCTACTGATCAACTCGGATTGGCGGCCCTCCGTCCGGGTCAATCAACGTGGACAGACGATCTACAACGGCGCGGTCTACGGCCCGGACTGCTGGAAGGGCACCAACGATGCCGTGCGGATGCAGCTGACGACCCTGGGTCTGTATCTCACTGGCACCGACGCGACCACGGTGCCGTATGCGCAGCAGCGCATCGAGAATCCGGACACGCTGCTCGGGCAGTCGGTGACCTTTTCCGCCATCAATACGCAGGGAACGTTGTTTGCCAGAACGTCCACGCTGCCGGAGACGCTGCCCGCCAGCGCTGCATCTTACTGCAATGAGGATAATGTATTTTACCTGCTGGCGATCAATGGGATGCTGAATGCTCGGCTTAAGACCAGCGCGGGCGGGCAGCTGCACCTTGTCGCGGCCAAGCTGGAGTTGGGCGACGCCCAGACGTTGGCGCGGAAAAATGCGGCGGGGAACTGGGTGATCAACGACGCTGGGGACTATGCTCGGACGCTATGGCAGTGCCAGCGATACCTGCAGCTGTACGTCACGGAGGCGGCGCGCCCGGCTAAAGCGGCGGACTGCCGCCCTGTCATGCGCGTCGATCCTACCCAGAGCACGATCACGGTGGGCGGCGTCACCTACTACGTCAACAGCGCGGAATTTTAATTAAGGGGGTGACGAGGATGGATGTCTGGACACAGGTGGCAGTGCCGCTCGTGGTGGCGGTGCTGACCAGCAGCGGCCTATGGGCCGTGGTGGCCAAGCGCGTCGACAAAGGCGACGCCGAGCGAAAGATGCTGGTGGGGCTGGCTCACGACCGCATCATACATCTGGGTATGGTGTACGTCGACCGCGGGTACATCACGCAGGACGAGTACGAGAATCTCAACGATTATCTGTACACCCCCTATGAAAAAATGGGCGGCAACGGCAGCGCAAAGCGCGTCATGGAGGAAGTGCGGAAGCTGCCGATCCGCAAAATTTGACAGGCCGACAGGCCGGAAAGGAATGCAATTATGAAGCTGAACAACAAGGTCTATGATGTGCTGAAATGGCTGGTCATCATCGTGCTGCCCGCCGTGGCTACCCTGTACGCGGCGCTGGCGGCAGTGTGGGCGTGGCCGTATGCCGACGAGGTGGTGACCACCATCACCGCCGTGGACACGTTCCTTGGCGCGGTGCTGTGCATCAGCACGGCCACCTACAACAAGGAGGCGAAGAACGATGGTTAAGCGGGTGTATCTGTCCCCCAGCGACCAGAGGCGCAACACATACGCGGTGGGTGACACCACCGAGGCCATCCAGTGCGGGCGCATTGCGGCGGCGTGTAAGGCGGCGCTGGAGCGCTCCGGCGTGGAGGTGATGGTGGGACAGTACGACACCATGGCCAACCGTGTGGCGGCGTCCAACCGCTTTAAGGCCGACCTGCATGTGCCCATCCACACCAACGCCGCCAACGGCAAGGCCACCGGCACACACCTGTTTTGCTACAGCAACACCAAGGACGCCAAGGGCAACTACATCATCGACAAAAACAGCGCCGGGTACAAGGCCTGCAAGGCGGTGCTGGATGTGCTGGGGCCACTGACGCCGGGTGCGCCGGACGTCATCCGGGCGTACCCTGCGTTGTACGAGGTGAAGTATCCCGCCGCGCCCACGGTGTATATCGAGGTGGATTTCCACGATGTCCCCAGTGTTGCACAGTGGATCATCGCCAACGCCACGGTTATCGGCGAGACCATCGCCAAGGGCCTGTGCGCGGCGCTGGGTGTCGAGTTTGTGCCGGGGGAGAACACCCCGGAGCCGGTGCCCGTGCAGGTGGAGACGGTGGCTATGCAGGTGCGGGTGCTGCGCCGGGGTATGACCGGCGCGGATGTCAAGACGCTGCAGGCGGCATTGATCGCCTATGGCTACAGCTGCGGCGCTGTCGGTGCGGACGGCGACTTCGGCGCGGGCACCGAGGCGGCGCTGAAGAAGTTCCAGACCGCCTATAAGCTGGGTGCGGACGGCATCGCCGGTAAGGGCACCTGGGGCAAGCTGCTGGGGGTATAGGAGGTATAAATGACCATTACGTTGGCAATTTCACGGGTGGACGAGCTACGGCCTAACACCATCAGCGACGAACAAAAGGCTGCGTGGGTGATGGAGCTGGACGGGCAACTCGCGGAACGGCTTGATGCAAAACCGCGCGTGTACGATTGGCCGGCGGAGGAGCGGGAGCTTTTGCTCCCGTCTCCTTACGACCGGCTGTATGTGCTGTATCTCTGTTGTCAGGTGGACTACTACAACAACGAGACGGCCATGTATGGCAACGACAAGGTGGTTTATGACGAGGCGCTGAATGAAGCCATCGCATGGTGGCGTCGGCAGCACTGCCCCGCATACAGCGGAAATGTGCAGGTGATGTGATGCGTATTCCCGAACTTCCCTACAACATGAGCCCCAACAAAATGGAGATCGTGCAGATGCGGGGCATCAACTGGTCAGATAATCTTAGGGACGGCGATTTGCGGGACAGCCTGAATCTGTCCGCCAGACGCTGGCCCTACATCACGACCCGAAAGGGCCGTGTAAAGCAGACGGCGTACCAGAATGTGACCGCTCTGACGGCGTGGGATAAACTGGTAGCGGTGCAGGGCACGTCCCTGCTGTACGACGGACGGGTCGTGGGCACGGTGACTGCCGGGAAAAAGCAGTTTGCCGTGGTCAATACAAAAATGGTGATTTGGCCGGACAAGGTGTATTTAGACATCACCAGCCGCAGCGTGAAGCCGTTGGCAGCATCTTTGACGGGAAGCAAGGCCACGTTCACCAAGAACAAAATGACGGTGGCCGGGTGGACAAACCTGACCACAAAGTTCAAGGCGGGAGACGGTATTACGATCTCCGGCTGCACGACCAAGACGGAGAACAACAAGGATATTGTCATTAAATCCGTGACGGCCACTGAGATCACCGTTGCGGACAACACCTTCACGGAGGCCACGGAAGCCAGTACCGCCATCAAGCTGGAACGGAAAATTCCTGACCTCGACTTTATCTGTGAGAGCGAAAACCGCCTGTGGGGCTGCGACAACACGACGCAGACCATTTATGCCAGCGCTTTGGGCGACCCTACCAACTTCTTTGTGTACGAGGGTGTGTCCACGGATTCCTACGCGCTGGCGGTTGGTACAGACGGCCAGTTCACAGGCTGCTGCAAGCTGAGTTCTTCCGTTCTGTTCTGGAAGGAAACCAAGCTGCACAAAATGCTGGGAGGCTATCCGGCGGAATACGCCATGTACACCTACGAAATGGAGGGTCTGCAAAGCGGCTGCCATAAAAGCCAGCAGGTCATCAACGACACGCTGTTTTATAAGGGGCCGCATGGGGTGTACGCCTATTCCGGCGGTACGCCAACGCTGATCAGTGAGAACTTCGGAGAAAAAGAATTTACCGATGCGGTGGGCGGCAACGACGGCGACAGCTACTATCTGAGCGTAAAGGACGGCGCGGCATACAGACTGATGGTGTATGAAACCAAGACCGGCATATGGGTATTGGAGGACGATACCGAAGCTGTGGACTTTGCCCGCATCGGCAAGACCCTGTACATGCTGGACGGCGACGGCAATGTGCGGCTGCTGGACAGCGCGGATACGCCGCAGACACAGCCATGGATGCTGCAATTTGCACCCATGTACGAAATGTTGAACGGGAAAAAAGCGTATTCCAAGATCATGATCCGCATGGAACTTCCGCAGGGTAGCTATATGATCGCCAAAGTCCGCTGCGACGGAAAGCCGTGGCAGGAGTGCGGGCGCGTAGTCGGACGGGATTTTAACGTAAGCACGATGCGCCTGTCGGCCAACCGGTGCGACAAATTTGAATTGCGGATGGAGGGCAGCGGGCCGTGTACGATCCTTGGCATTACGAGAGAATTTATAGTGGGGAGTGATGTGAAATGATCGTATTCCCCGAAAGCCTGAATGCGATGCCCAAAGACACGGAAAAGGCAATCGGTAAACTGTCTGCTTACATTAAGTACATGTGCCAACGGACAGAATGGGCCGTGGGCAACATGACAAAGAACGTCAGCGCCGCAGGCGTGTCCAGCGCAGAAACGTATACGCTGCTGCTGGCGCTGCAGGGCACGGTGTCGGCATTGCAGAGCACGGTCAACAGTCATAGCGCCAGTATATCGGCGCTGCTGCAAAGCGTTACGACACTGAGCAATGACCAAACTGCGCTGGCTGGCCGCGTGACGGCACTGGAACAGCGCGTGACGGCACTGGAAAACAACAACACGGAGGGCACATAATGGATATCAGAAAAAAATACGACGATATTGGGAAGAAAAAAACCACACTGCCGTCTTTGGCAAATGCCATTGAGAAATCTTGGGGGGTCGGCCCCTACAACATTGGCAACATCAACGGCTCCCGGAGCACCATAACGCCCACGCCAAGCATTGCAGGGGCTGTTTCCGGTGCGGCACCTCGGAACTATTCAACCACGGGACCGACCGCAGCGGTAACTGGGGCGATTACCGGCGCTATTCCGCGAACACCGAGCGGGCTTTCCCCGGATGCTGTTCTTGCCGGGGCGATCCGTGGCGGCGCAGGCATTTCCTTCTTGCCGACGGATACCGGCAGAGGCGGGGCATCCAGCGGCGGATCTTACGGATCGAATCAGCAGGTAACCCTCCCCACCAGCATTGACGAGCTGCCCACCTACAACAGCGAGTACATGGACACGCTGAATGAGTTGGCCAAACAGCTGATCAGCATGAACTACGATGACTGGACAAAGGGCAGTCAGTATCAGGCGTTGGCTGACCGGTACGGGAATAACGGGCGGATGAGCATGCAGGACGTTCTTGGGCAGGTGGCCAGCCGCACCGGCGGCCTTGCCTCCAGCTATGCCGCCACGGCGGCGCAGCAGCAGTACAACCAGTACATGGCACAGCTGGAGGAGGTAGCGCGGCAGATGTACTCGCAGGATCGAAGCGATTTGCTGGACAACGCCAACCTGTACCGCAATCTGGCCAACGACGAATATGACCGGTACAGGGACAGCTTGGCTGATTATAACGCGCAGAAGGCAGCGAAGAACAAGTCTGCGGATTATCAATTTGATTTTACCGCAGGGACCGGGCCGCGCATCGAAAATTCCGGCAACAAGGTAAAGGCGACAGGCAGCGGCGTTGCTTCTTTCAGCGACATACAGAGGACAATAAGTGGGCGGCTGTATGCCGGGGATGCTGAGGGGGCGGCGCAGTTGGTAGAATCTGTGTGGGATGATCTTAGCCCGAAACAAAAACAGGATATTAAGAAAATGGGCTTTAACGTTTCTGATTAGGAGGCCGTATGAAGGTAACTTACGTTGGGAATACCGAACGAAACGGGAAAAAGCGAAAAGTAACATATACCGGAACGCTTGGCCCCACTGCAGCGCAGGATAAGCGCGGCCCAAAGGCCACATATGTCGGTGTTGATACGAGCAAAGGCTCCTCTGACGGCGTTGCATGGCATACGGACAAGGCTTCAATGCAGGCCAACAAGGAATATTTCAGCTCCAAAAAGCAAAACGACTACAATATTTCCGCCCTTGGCGCGGGGAATTATGGTGCGGACAAGCAGGCCAACAAGGGGTACAACTATGGAAAGGGCCTGCTGAAAGCGGGAGGCATGGGTCTTTCGGCTATCGCACGAGATGTGACCACGCCGCTGGCCTTTGGTGAGCGCACGGTGGCCAAGGGCTGGAACGCGCTGTTTGGAAATATCGCACCGATGAACGAGCGCGGTTTTTTCAACGCATGGGACGAGAATATCGCTCTCGAACAGGAGGGGCTGCAGCAGAAGTACGCGGAAAACACCGCCAAGGGCGGACAGTATGCGGAGAAGGGGGAGAATCTGTTGGCGTCTGCGGTGGAGGCGCTGCCCTCGCTGGCCATCGCCTTCGCCTCCGGCGGCACCAGCGCGGCGGCAAAGGCTGGCACATTGGCAACGCAGACGGCGGCCAAGAGTTCCCCCGCGCTGGTGCAGACGCTGAAGAATGTGGCGGCGGCACGGGCCAAGGACCCCAACTATCTCTCCAGCGCGGCGCAGATCTTTTCTCACAGCTACAACGACGCAAAGACGGAGGGCGTAGATGATAAACGGGCCGCGCTGTACGCCATCGGGAACGCGCTGCTGGGGTCGGAGATCGAGATCAGCGGCGGTATCCAAAACCTGCCAGGAAAGGTGGCAAACCAGGCGGCGTGGCGGACGCTGGTGAACACCATGCTGGACGAAGGCAAGGAGGAGGTGCTGCAGGGCATCATCGACCGGTCCCTGCAAAATGCGGTATATGATGCCGATAATCCGTATTTTGGCGTAAACGAAAACGCGATTTTTGATCCGGGAACCGCTGCCGAAGAGTTTGCTGGAGGCGCTATCGTCGGCGGATTGCTGTCCGGCGGCACAATGGGCGTGAATACCCTTGCCAACCGTGTAGCGTATGGCGCAGCAAAAGCGCAGTACAACCGAGATGTGCAGCAGAACACCGCGCCGGAGATGAACGCAAAGTCTGCGGAGGCGGTGGAGGCTGTGACGCGGGGCGAGACCATCACCGGCAATCAGGCGGCGGCTATCGCCCGTGACCCGGTGGCGGTGGAGGTGCTGGAGCAGCGCACCGGCGTGAAACTGGACACGGACAAGCCGATCAGTCAGGTAAAACGTGACATCGCGGGGCTTGCAAGCCGCGAGGTGACGCAGGAAACGCAGAGGGTTACACCTCCCTCCCCTGCTGTGCAGAAACGCGCAGAGAAGCGCGTAGGCGGCTTTTTGGAAAACGGGCAAAAGGCGTATCAGGAAATGAGCCGGACGGCAGAGGACGCACCTTCCCTGTATGCAGGATTTTCCAGCGTGTACAACGCGGGACTGAACGGCATCGAAGCGGACAAGGCCAAGGGCAAGTACGCGGCGATGCTGACGCCGGAGCAGCGGTACGCGGCGTACAATGCTGGGCTGGAGGACGCACGGGCGCAAGTGGCACGGGAGAACGCGGAGGTAGCGTCCGTGACAACCACGGCGGGTGCCGGTCTGGCGGACAACGAGTATAGTCGGTATCTGATCACAGCAAAGAAGGACACCGCCGCCACGCTGAACACATGGGGCAAGAAGCTGGGCGTCCGGATCGAGATCGTGGATCAGGTGCTTGGCGGCAGAGCCAACGGCCAGTACATCAAAGAGCAGAATCTCATCCAAATCGCCGCTGACAGCTACAATCCGCTTTTGAACGTGACCGCACATGAGATCACCCACCGGATGCAGGACTTGTCCCCCGCTGAATACCGGAAGTTCCGGCAGTCGGCGGTGGAGTACAAGATGCGCGAAAACGGCGCGGACACAGAGGCGGAGATCGTGGAGCGGTACATGGAGACGGCGGAGCAGGAGGGCGTGACGCTGACGCGTGACGAGGTGATGGACGAGCTTGCGGCGGACTTCGCCGGTGATATGCTGGACGACGCAGACCTGTTTGCCAAGTTCTCCAAGGAAAACCGGACGGCGGCGCAGAAGCTGCTGGACAGCCTGAAGGAGTTTCTTGCCAAGGTCAAAACTGCGTTCACCGGCAAATACCGCGACATGGCGGCGCAGGAGGCATACGGCAAGGACTTTGCCGAGCTGGAAAACATTGCCAAGCAATGGCAGGTGGCCTTTGACGCGGCGGAGCGGCAGGCGGAGAAAGCAAAAACCGCCGCCGGTGAGGGCGACGGTGCAAAGTATCAGATCAAGCAGTTCCCCAATGGCATGAAATACGTTCAGGCGGACAGACAAGTGTTATTTGGCAACGATCCCAAGGCGTGGAGTGAACAGCTGGAAAGCTATATCAACGGCAAAATCCGCAATCACGAGGATGTTCGCCTGATTGCCGAGGACGGCGATGTTCTCCTCCTGACAAGTAAATCTGCCGGGAAGCTGAGTAGCATTTACGACAACAATGGTCGAACGCTGGATGAAAAAGCATTTGAACGTAAAGCAAATGCGGCTGCGCACATCGACGAACTCATTAAGGTTTCTGAGCGCGGAGGAAAGACTGTCCTTGACTTTGGTGGGCGTCACGGTGACATGGCAAAAGACGGCTGGAACTATCGAACGGCATATTTCATGGATTTTGACGGAAAGTATTATCGAACGCGCATTTCCGTTGCGCTGGGTAAGGATGGGAGCATTGTCTACAATATCGGGGAAATGCAAGAAAGAAGCACTCCCCAAATTAACGGCTCTTCCGGAAACTCCGGCGCTCAGCGGGGGAATGCTTCTGGTACCAGTATACTCACCGATGGCGAGAATGTCAAGCCGCAGTTTTCACTGAAATCCACGGATAGCACCGGGCGGAAGCTCTCTGAACAGCAGCAGGAGTTTTTCAAGGACAGCAAGGTGCGGGATGCGGAGGGGCGGCTTCTTACTGTCTATCACGGAACAGACGCGGAATTTACTGTATTTGACCCAGACAAAATCGAGCAAAATTACCCGCTTCGAGGTGGTGATCTGGGATTTTATTTCACTCCGTACAAGGAAGATGCGCAAGGGTATGCTGGAAATGCATCCGGCAAACTTGGCGGTGGTTATGTAATGGAGGCGTATTTGAATCTGCGAAATCCTCTCATTGTTGAGGATAGCGGCTGGGGAAGCGCCGCTGGGCAGGCGGACGTAAGGCATTCGGATTTGAAGCGTTGGGCAAAAGATGGCGGACATGATGGTATCATTGTAAGGTCAACGGATGAGATCATGGACGACAACGGGACACCTGATACAGTTTACATTGCGTTTTCTCCAGAGCAGATTAAACGGGTGGACAATCCCAACCCAACCAGCGACCCGGATATACGGTTTTCGCTGAAAGCTTACTCGGAGGCGGAGAAAAAAGATCATGTAAAATCCGCAAAGGAATTTTTCGGCAAGACGTACAGCTGGAACGAGACCGGGTACATCACCACGGACGGCACGAAACTGGACTTCTCCGGACGGCATGATGGTGGCCCCGGCGGCTACCGAACCGTAGATCATCGGAATATCCGTGGCGCGCTGGGGCTTGATTACGGCGGGGACGATTACAGCGGCGCGATGGTACAGTTTATGGGCGAGGGGAATATCCGTATCAGCCCGGAAAGCGGCGGTATCAACCTGTCGGTCATGCCCACAAAGGCGCAGTTTGATTCTCTGGCTGACTTCATTAGCAAAAACAGAGGCGAAGTCATTCTGGATTTGGATGACGCCAACGGGAATACCGTGTCCAGCACGGAATACCCGAAGGGGACGCACAGCAGCAAGGTCATCAACGACATAAAGGCGTACTTTGAGAATGGAACGACACCGTATGTATCGGAGCTTGAAAAGTTCCGGTATCAGCTCAAGAATACGGCGGAGGTGGAGCGCGAGGCGCGGGAACTCAAGAAGGAGCGAAACGCGCTGGCCAAGCAGAATGAGGCGCTGAAACAGCGGGTGCAGGAGCTGAAGGGCGAAATGCGCATCAGCAAGGAACCGTCCGTGGTGCTGCGGGACGTGAAAAAGCTGGGGCAGAATCTCATCCGCGAGTACGGCAGCGATGTGAAATACGCGGACGTGCAAAGCGAGATGGACGCGCTTGCCAAGGCTGTGATGAAGCGGGACGTGACGATGGAGGATTTGATGCCACACGCCAAGGCCGTGGCGGAGGCCATCGTGGACAACACGACGGAGCTGACGGAGTACGGCGCGGAGCTGCTGGAAATTCGGGACTATTTGAAGCGGCAGACCATCCAGTTCGGCGGGGACATGGCAAACTACGGCGATTTTCGAAAGAGCCACATGGGAACGCTGAAACTGAACAAGTCCAATGGCACGTCTGTGGATACCGTGTATGGCGAGTTGGCGGAGATGTTTGGCGAGGGCTATTTCCCCAGCGACGTGTATACCGAGGCGGACATGCTGCTGCAAATAGGTGACGTGCTGGACAGCATGGACACCATCTATGAAAACCCCTTCGACAGCTACCGTGATGCAGCCATTCAGGAGATTGCCAACGACATCATTGACGGAATGATTTCCGATCAGGTGCGGCAGAAGAAAACGTATGCAGACAGGCGTGCGCTGGAGAAGCAGGAGGCCGTCGGTCGTGTGCGTGAGATGCTGTCCCGTGAGCGGCAGAAGCGCCGGGACGACGTAAACGCGCTGCGGAAGAAGTACAACGAGAAGACCAAGAAGGGCAGCGAAAAACGGAAAGCAACGGCGATGCGGGCGCGGATCGCACGGCACACCGGCGCGATCTCCCGTAAGTTGGTGAATCCAACGGACAAGCAGCACATTCCGGAGAAGCTACGTGTGGCGGTGGCAAGCCTGCTGCAAAATATCAATCTGGAAAGCGCGTACAGCTACGACGAAAACGGGCGGCTGCGGAAGAACGCGGACGGCGACCCCACCAGAAGGACGCTGGAGGCAGACCGGCTCAAGCAGATCTATGATGATATTCTGGACAACGAGGGGAATATGGTAGTAGACCCGGCGCTGACGGAAAGCGGCGGTCTGCTGGATTCTCTGTCCGCGCTGGGCGGCAAGCGCATTGCGGATATGAGCGTGTCCGAGCTGGAAACGGTGTGGAACGCGATCCGTGCCATTGAAACGACGCTGACAACCTACGACAAGACGCTCTCCTCCGCGAAGTACAAGAGCACCAGCGAGTGGGCGGAGCGATTTGCGGCGGACAGCATGGGCAGGAAGCGGCGAAACCGCAAAATTTCTCTGGATATGGCAGACCCGTATACGTTCTTCTCTGCCTACGGCGATGCAGGTAAGCAACTGTACAGAACGCTGCGGAACGCGCAGGATCAGCAGCACTGGATGCTGAGGGATGTGCAGCGCGAGGCGGAAAAGTTCTTGGACAAGAACGTGTATAAAAAACGCTTTGACCGGCACACTTTCACCACAGGCCGGGGCGTGGAGTTGACGCTGACCACCGACCAGATCATGAACCTGTACAATCTGGCGCGGCGCGGCGAACAGGCCATGCACCATCTGACGGTGGGCGGCATTGTGCAGCCGGAGATCAAGCGGGACGGCAAGCTGAAAGAGATCCCGCGCGGGAACGACAACATTCTGCTGACGGAGGATGACATCAAGGCCATCACCTCTGTGTTGACGCCGGAGCAGGTCAAGGTGGCAAACGGTCTGCAAAAGCTGGCAAGCACCAAACTGGCGGAGTGGGGCAACAACGCCAGTATGCAGGTGTACGGCTATCGGAAATTCAAGGAGGAGCATTACTGGCCCATCAAAGCCGCAAAGGATGCAGTGGCCTCCAGCGTGGAGAAGGACGCGGATAACGCACGGTCGATCAAGAACATGGGCAGCGCAAAGGCGCTAACTCCCAACGCCAGCAATGCGCTGGACATCGGCGGTGCGTATGACGTGTTTGCGCAGAACGCCAGCGACATGATCAAATACGCCACGCTGCTGGCACCGATGGAGGATATCAACCGGCTGTACAACTATCGGTACCGCGACAGCAGCGGGAATCTGACGGGGCGGAATATGCAGCAGGTGTTGTCCGGCGTATACGGAGACGCGGCACAGAAGTATTGGCGGAATCTGATGCGGGATATGCAGAACGGCATGGTGAAAAATTCCAGCGACACCACCAGAAGCATTGAGCGGATCGTGGGCAATACCAAGGGCGCGGCTGTCGGCTCCAACTGGCGCGTGGTCATCCAGCAGCCCACGGCATTTTTCCGGGCGGCGGTGATCCTCGACCCGGAGAACATGGCGAAAGGCATCGCAAAAGGCGTGACGGACGGCAACGGCTGGGACAAGGCCAGAAACTGGGCGGCGATTGCAGGCATCAAGGATTCGTCCGGCTTTGACCAGGGAAGCCGGTACACCATTGCGCGAGAGGTGTACGGCTCCAGCGACAGCGTTATGGACAAACTGAGCGACTGGAGCAGCCGGGCCGCTGCCAATGCGGACGCCATTACATGGGGCAGGATCTGGAATGCCTGCGAGTGGCAGGTGGCGGCAGACACAAAAACGGAAGTAGGCAGCGATGCGTATTACCGGCAGGTGGCGGAGCTGTTTACGGACGTCATCGACCAAACGCAGGTGGTAGACGGCATCATGCAGCGGACGCAGATCATGCGGGACAGCGACGCGCTGACGCGGCAGGCCACGTCCTTTATGGGTGAGCCGCTGAAAAGTCTGAATATCCTGATGCGCTCCTATGACGCATGGCGTTTTGAAACCAACATGCAGAAGCGGAGCGCTGCATTGAAGCAGTTGAAGCGCTCCGTGGGTGCGCTGTTGGTAACGGATCTTATAAACTCGCTGGCACAGTCCCTTGTTGACGCGCTGCGCGACGATGACAAGGAGAAAAAGTATGGGGCGCGTTTCTTCGCGGCGCTTACCGGTGTCAGCGGAGATGAGGAGAGGTTCGGAGAGCTGGCAAAGAACGTTTTGCTGGAAGGAAACCTGAAGGGCAACATTACGCTGGTCGGAAGATTGCCCTATGCAAAGGATCTGATCTCCATCCTGCAAGGCTACTCCGTAGAGCGAATGGACGCAGATGCCATCGGTGACATTGTGCGGGCGACCCAGACGATGTACAGCAGCGTTACCGGCGAGGGAAAATATACCACCGCTTACGCTTGCAAGCAGCTTTTGACCGCTGTGAGCAAGATATTTGGCGTCAGCGTGGCAAACCTTGGCCGCGACGTGTGGTCTTTGGCTCGGACTATTGCCAGCGAAACCGGTAATGTGCGTCTGATGTTCGAGATGGAAAAGGCCATCTACCGTATGGACAGGAGCGCCGGGAACAGAAAGCGCTGGTGCGAGCTGCTCTATCTGGCGCAGAAGGAGAACGACACAAAGACGGCGCGGATGATCTATAAGGAGATGCTGGAGCACGGCTACGATGAGAAGGACGTGCGACAGGGCGTCGAGGCGATTATGAAAACGGAGCAGAAGGTAAAATCTGTGGATGATCTGAAAAACCGGTGGCGAGCACCGTAAATCAAGGAAAGGAGCAACGGGCGATAGGGCAACCATCCTATGGCACCATCCCGCCGCAAGGCGATCCGCAAGCCTGCGTAACGCAGGATGAATCAGGAGCACCGGGAAATACGGGCTATGCTGCATAGCATGGCACCCAAGAGAGCTATCGCGTGGATCCAATCTTTTGACTTGCCGCAGGAGGAGGCACAGTGTATCGCGGAATGCGATGTGCGGGGACGAAGCTGCGTGGAGCAGGCGTTCCGCATGAACGTATCGGTTGACGGCGTAAAGCGCCGCCGCCGTACCGCATACAAAAAAATGGCCGACGGCCTGAGAGCAGAAAAAAGACACACCGTGTAGGTGTGTCTTTTTTTCTTTCCTGCTGCACATGGAACGCAGGAAAGGGATCGGGGTATTTTTATTGTAACGCGCACAAGCGGGAAACGCAAGAAAAATCGTTCGACAAAAAACGACACGCACTTTTTCGCCCTTTTCTTGACGCTTTTTCCGGCGATATCTGCCGTATGCTGGCGGTAAAGAGAGGTGGTCGTGATGTTCGTATGGTATAACCCGAATCCCTCTGGCAAGAACGTGGGAGACTGTCCTGTTCGCGCGATCTGCCGCGCCACGGGGCAGGGATGGCATGAGACGTATGTGCAGCTTTGTATGCAGGGTCTGGCACTTGCGGATATGCCCAGCGCCAACAACGTGTGGGGCGCGTATCTCAAGAAGCTGGGCTTTACACGACATATCATCCCGGAGGACTGTTCGGACAGCTATTCCGTGAGTGATTTTGCAATGGATCACCCGCGTGGTACATATCTGCTGGCGCTGGCGTCCCATGTTGTGTGCGTGATAGACGGAGACTGGCACGACACATGGGATTCCGGAGCCGAAACACCCTTGTATTACTGGGAAAGGACGGATGAAGCATGAACTATCCATACTACGGAAACCCCTATATGCCGCCGATGCAGGACAACCTCGCCCAGCTGAGGCAGCAGCAGATGCAGGCCATTCCGCCGATGCCGCAAAATCCCCTGCCGCAGAGCGGCGTGCAGTGGGTATCCGGCGAACAGGAGGCAAGAAGCTGGATGGTCGCGCCCAATGCGGCGGTGGCGCTGTGGGATTCGACGGCGCCCGCGGTGTATCTAAAACAGGCCGATGCAAGCGGCAAGCCGACGCTCAAGGTGTACGACCTTGTGGAGCGGCTTGCAAGCGCTCCTGACACGCAGAAAGCGCCCGCTGCGGAATATGTGACCCGTAAAGAGTTTGACGCGCTGGCGGCGCTTGTGAGCGAAATGAAGGGCAAGAAGCGCAAGGAGGAAAAGAGCGATGAATAATCCGTTTTTCGGTGCAATGGGCGGCGGCAACGGCTTTATGCAGATGGTGCAGCAGTTCAAGCAGTTCAAGGCGAATTTCCAGGGCGACCCTAAAGCGGAGGTCGAAAAGCTTTTGCAAAGCGGCAAGCTCACGCAGCAGCAGTTGAACCAGCTCCAGCAGATGGCGAAGCAGTTTCAAAGTCTGATGGAATAAGCAAAGTCTAAGCAAAAACATAAGACAAAACATAAGACAAAACATAAGACAAAACATAAGACGAAACATAACTCGTTTCTTGATCGTGGCCGCGATTCAGATAAATTACATCAATAAAAAGGAGTGATACTATGTCTCTTTCCGAGGGTATGCCCACCATGACCATGCCTGTGGCCCCTGCCAATGGCAGCGGTAACGGCTTTGGCTTTGGCGGAGACGGCGCGTGGTTCCTCATCATCCTGTTCCTGTTCGCGTTCTGCGGCTGGGGCGGCAACGGCTGGGGCAACAACGGCAATTCCGGCGGTGTGGTGGATGGCTATGTGCTGGCCTCCGACTTCTCCAACATCGAGCGCAAAATGGATCTCATCAACGGCGGGCTGTGCGACGGCTTCTATGCCGTGAACAACACGCTGTTGACCGGATTCGGCAATGCCGAGCTGTCCCGCGCCAACCAGCAGGCCGCACTGATGCAGCAGCTCAGCGCCATGCAGATGCAGGCGGCAAACTGCTGCTGCGAGAATAGAGCCGCCATCGCGCAGGTGCGCTATGACATGGCGACGCAGGCGTGTGACACGCGGAACACCGTGCAGAACGCCACCCGCGACATCGTGGAGAATCAGAACGCCAACAGCCGCGCCATCCTGGACTTCCTGACCAACTCCAAGATGCGCGATCTGGAGAGCGCAAATCAGGAGCTGCGTCTGGCCGCGTCTCAGGCTGCGCAGAACAACTACCTGATCTCCCAGCTGCGGCCTACGCCTATCCCGGCGTATGCGTCCTGCAACCCGTGGGCTGGCAGCTACACCGGCTGCTCTGGCTGCTGACAACTGCATAAAAATCTATTTCCAAAACGGAAATTGTTCAGCTCCGGGCTGATATTGAAAGGCGGCGGGGCAATCGTCCCGCCGCTGTATTTTAAACTGGTCGATTTCGACCCCTTTAGAAAGGAATGATCTTATGGCTGAGTTTACCAATTCCAACATTGTCAGCGTTGCTGCCGGCCAGAATGTGCCGCTGACGGAAACTGCCGTTGCGGGCAAGTCCTGCGTCGTACACCGCGAGGGCAGCGGGCAGGTGTTCCTGCGCGGCCTGACAAACCAGTGTAAGGCACGGTTCCGCGTGTCCTTCGGCGGAAACATCGCCATCCCCACCGGTGGCACGGTGGGTGCAATCTCCGCCGCGCTGGCTATCAACGGAGAGCCGCTGACCAGCGCCGTGGCAACGGTAACGCCCGCCGCCGTGGAGAACTATTTCAATATCTTCGTCGCTGCCAACGTGGACGTGCCGAAGGGCTGCTGCGTAACGGTGGCGATGGAGAACACCAGCGCTCAGGCGATCAGCTTTGCCAATAGCAACATGATCGTGGAGCGCGTCTGCTGAAAGGAGGAACGACATGAACATGAAGGAGCTTTTCAGCATCCGGGAGATGCTGTGCGAGGAGCTGTCTGAGTTTTCCGGCCAGCGGGAGCTGAGCGCTGCTGAACTGGACGCCATCCACAAACTGGCATCGTCCATCAAGAACATTGACAAAATCGCCATGTTTGAAAGCGGTGACTACAGCCGCGACGATGGGTATTCCCGCGATGATGGCTATTCCCGCGACTGGTCTTCCGGGCGCACCGCCTACAACAGAGGCAGCTCGTATCGGCGCAAGAGGGATTCTATGGGCCGGTACAGCCGCGATGAGGGCAAGGCAAAGGATCTGATCGAGCGCATGATGCAGGACACCGACGATCCCAACGTAAAGGAAGCGCTGCGGCAGGCAATGCACGTTGTTGAGAACGGGTAACGTTGCTTACACGTTACTTACAAGCGTGTTTTGGAGGAAATAAGAAAATCCCTGTAACCATTGTGGTTACAGGGATTTTTGTGGTGGAGACTGCTGGACTCGAACCAGTGACCTCCTGCGTGTGAAATATGGATAACGGAATTTTACAACGTTTCTGC